GAGACGGAGACGTTTATCTCCGTGGTGTAGACGGTGCCTTGCGCTCCCACATCATTGAGCTGCGGGGGGTTTATGACATCCCATGAAAATCCTGCGGGGATGAGTGGTAGGAGGAGGTCGATTGCGTTCTCGACGTCCAGGGTAGCGGCCTCATTGTTTCGAGGGCTGATAACGATTAGGACACGCCAGCGCACACGGTAGCCGAGGGCTGTTCCGCGCTCATGCGTTATCCAGGGCGAGTCGGGCACGATGACGACCGCCGGGGGCCGAGGTACGGCGGGAACTGTCGTATAGACCTGGAGGCCCTGCCCGGTAAATGCCGCGACAAGGGCCTCTCTGGCTTCGGTGACTAATGCTGTCATCCGATCATGCCTTTAACGTCCATGTATGGCCCGAGTAGAGCCATGACGCGGCGCGTCATCCAGACCGACAGGCGGTAAGGGCCTGGGCTGAAGTCGGTCGCCACGGCCTGCCCGCCTGCGGCGGTGCGTGCCTGGAAGATCTCGACCGCTACGGAAAGTGCAGCCTCTTTGCAAGCCGGTGGCTCGAGTTCGTAAGCCCCATCCGTGAGTAGGGACGCGACGATATCGTCGGCCGCAGCTGCGACCTGATCGTAAGGCTCTGTCGGCGGGTCATAGTCGAGGTCCAGCGCATCGGCCAGTTCCTCACCCGTCACGAGTGCCATATCGTCGCGTCCCTTATCTCAGCGGTAATTAGTCTTCGAGGCTGATGATGCCAGCGCCCGAGATGATCTGCGAGGCGCCGTAGCCGTAGATCGCGACGTCGCGACCCAACTGCTGGACGTTCTCGACGGTGGCGAGACGGGGGCCGTCTTCGATCCACTTGGCTGCTTCGCGGTTGGAGACGATTGCAGCGTTGCCGCCCAGGTTGCGGTCGAGGATGACCGGGAGACCCGAGACGCTAACTGCGAGGGTGTTCGCGCTTGCCGTGCCCGACACATTGTAGGTGCCGTAGTTGGACGGGAAGAACGTGGACCAGCCGCCGATCTTGATGAACACGGCCGGGCTGACCAGCACGAATTCGGCAGGCATGCCGGTAGCGGTCTGGCAAGCGACGGATGCGGCGAAGACTGCCTCACGGAAGTCCGAGCCATCGGTGTCGGTGGTGATGTCGTAGGCGAGCGGGGTACGCGCACCGTAGACGGCTGCGATGAACGCGATATCGGTCACCTGAACGTACGAGTTCAGCATGATGCGGCTGTGTGCGTCAACGTAGGAGGGTGTCGAACGCTGGAGCAGCTGGTAGGAAATATCCGAGCCAGCGGCGTAGGTCTTCAGCGTTGCGGTGCCCTTGAGCAGGTCGATACGGACTGAGTTAACCTCATCCTTTTCGTCGATCTGCTCGGCCACGATCTCGGTCAAGTCGCCGGTCCTGTAGGGCCAGTTGAAGACGGTTCCCGAGGTGCCGGCCGACTCGGTGCCGAACGCGGCGATGGTCGGGCGACCGAGGTCGAAGATGCCGCGAACGATGCTTGACCAGTTCGGGGGCATGACGCCAGGGTTATTGTCGGTGATCTGGTCGACGAGTGCGCGTGACTCGATCTCGCCGTTCAGGACTGCGAGACGGTACTCGCCAAAGCTGCGGTACTGCGCGAGTTCATGGACTGCGGGGGCTGCGCTGTAGGAGCGTGCCTCGATTTCGCTGATGCGGTCGGCCTGCTTGGCAATTGCCTCACGTGCCTGAATGTCGGCGGTGACCGCAGGAGCGGTTTCCACCTCTACGGTTTCGACTGACATTTCTTCCTCTCGGATCGCTGTTACACCGGCCGTAGGGTATGCCGGCATATGGGTTATGGACGTCTCCATGAGGGAGGCGGCCATGTGCTGGACCGAGGTCTTTGCTCGATTCCAGACAGATTTGGTCGGTACGAAACCGACTGAGAGGCCCTTGCTCGACCCGGTGCGGATCAAGGTGGCCGCGTCGCGGCCCTGGACCGTGTTGGCAATATTAAAGTCGATATACAAGCCATCGGGCTTGTTCTCAGCTGCGGTAATGACGCCGATTGGCTCATTGTGGCGGTAGGCGATGGGCTTGCCCACGACGTCCTCGGGCTGAAAAGCGTTAGCGCCGAATGATTCGCGTACCTGCCCAATGCTGGTCTCGACGCCGTAAGGTACGGCTCGGCCGTAGCCCTGCCCAGCGATGTCGGGATTGGCTACGTCTTCGCGCATCTCGACAATGAAATCGGCAGTAAATTCGGTTGTCTGCATCATGGCCTCAGCTGTGGGTCGGATTCCATTAGGTCGGGCAGGTCAAGCAGTTCGCGGGCCTCGTCGATTGAGATGACATCGAGCGGCCGCAGCGTGGAGATCAGGGAGGCGATCTCGGCGGGGTTACCGCGCAGGAATACCGAGGTGTCGAATTCGACCGAGTGGCCTCGAGGCGTAATGTCATTCATCGAAAGACGCTGCGAGATCTGGAGCATGACCGGGGTGAGGCTGAGATCGAGCAGCTGACGATATAAGTCGGTGCGGTTCGAGTAGGTAAGGCTTGAGCCTGACTGTGTGGCGTTGACCCAAGCCGCGTCGAGATTAGCCTGCCGGGCGATCGCAAGGGCCGAGGCATCTCGAGCAGCCACCAGCTGCATGTCATTGGGACTGAATCCGCCGATAGTCTCGGTCGAGATCGTCGAGTTCAGGTAAGCCGTCGAGCGATTAGTTCGCGCAGTCTCCCAAGCATCGAGCAGGTCGTCGACAACCGAGCCGGGCAGATCAGCGCCCGAATTCTTCAGGATCACGTTCGGCACTGGGTACTCGGCATAGCGCAGCGATGCGGCCTCAAGGGCTGCGGCCGTATTGCAGGCCGAGGCCATTGTGGTCAGCCAGCCGCCAGCGCCGTCACCATCGAATCGAATAACGTCACGCGGCGGGACCGGGACGCCGTTCCAATAGACCGTGCCGAATGCCGGAATCGGGTCCATGACTGCCTCGGTCGTGGGGCCAGGCACGAATGAAATCTGTGTGTATGGCATCCAGACGATCTCGGTCGGGTAGCCATCCCATGCGCGAGATTCGACTTTCCAGTATGCCTCTCCGTAGAGCAAGAGATCCTGAACGGTGCGGCCCATGAGCGCCGAGTAGGTGGTCTGCATTGTGGGCTGGACTAGGAGACCTCGAGCGACTACCTGATCCTTGCCGACGTATTCCTTCAGCGGGAAAGCGCTGATCGTGTTTGTGTACGTCTTCAGGCACTTGACAAATGCCGGCACCTGGAGCGCCACACCGAGGTCGACGCCGTAACTCTGTGAACGCTGGATCTGGACTAGCAGCTGAGAGGAGGCGTCGCGGATGTACGGGACCGGCTCGGCCACGGCCTGCGCTGCCGCTGACTGGATCAAAGCCTGGTCCCGTACAACCTTGAGTGAACGGGGAAACGCCACGGGTGTAATTCTGGTCGTATATCACACCATCGTCAAGTATCCAAGACTATCTGTGCTTTATGCGCGTCGGCGTGTATGGATTCGAGCCATTGGCCTCGGAGTCTTGCTCGCCTGGTAGGCCGCAAACATGACGGCCCTAGCTGCGTACACACCGCCATGACCCATCCGGGCAGACATGACCCAGCCGCCCTGACGCTTCGAGATATTCGACTGGGTGAAATGCTCGAGCAAGGTTTCCGAATCTTCGTGAACTATCGCCCGCCGGTCGAATAGGTCGAGTAGGTTTTGGGTTGCAGCTGCGGCCTCACGCTGCCCGACCAGTTCGTCGAAACGCTCCTGGAGTCTGTCCACATAGCCAGGAGTTACCTGTATAAAGAGACTGGGGTGATCCTTGCGGATTTCCCCTAGACGTATGTCGACATCCTTAATTGTGCGGTGAGTCGTCGCCCGGACAACGATCCGACCGTCCTCGAGCGGGGCCGCGATCGCCACGGCGTGACCCATGCCGTCAAAGTCAGATTCGACTGCGACAGACCAGACGCCTTCGGCCGGCAAGGCTTCATCGGATAGGGTTTCTTTCCACCAGGAATCTTTGAGCCAGTGATTAGCTCGAGGCACCCAAAGATTCAGGTATTCCCGAAGCCAGGACGACTGCTCAATATTTTCCCACTGGCCGCGCAGGAAAGCCTCCCGCTTATCGTTCCATTCTGGGCTCGCGTACTTCCAGGTCTCGGGATCGTCGGGATCGGCGGTAGGCGGCGCTGACCATTCGAGCAGCAAGATATTGCCCGGGTCTTCCGCGCCGAGGTGGTCGATTGCCCTCTGCCGATATGAGGTCATTAGATCGCTCGAGGAATCACCAGCTGTAGACACTAGGAAAGCCTGCGGGTTGAGGCGCTCGGCCATGGTCGGCGCAATTGCTCCCATGAAGACTTGGCTCGGGATGCTCCAGGCCTCATCGAGGAAAGCCATGTTTATCGAGAACCCGACGCCGGCAGAATCGTTAGCCGCGTGGATTAGCCAGCGGTCGCCGGACGGTAACTCGATGCCTGCCCGCTCATTTCCCCAGCGTGCTGCCTGCTTGCCGTACTTTTCCACGGCCCAGATTCCAGCCGGGCGCATAACCTCCATGGCGGTCGACCGCTTATTAGCCACGTGCAGGATCGTCTGCGGCTCGCCAAATAGTTCCGCGTGGTGTAGCCGCCACATGCAGATCGCCCGGGAAAGCACAGACTTGCCAGACTGCCGAGCCACAGTGAGCACGACCGTCGGCCAGCACAATTCCCCAGTTTCGGGGTAATACTCCAGCGCCCGGTCAAGCGCGTAAGCCTGCCAGCCTCTCAGCTGCAATCCGTACACCGTGGACAGCCAAACTCGAGCCGCAGGACCATGAGAATCCACAGTGCTCCGTTGCGGGCCTGTCTCCAACCGTGGCAATACGAAACCCTCAGGATGTACCCGAGCCTTGTCGGTCTGCTTCTGGCCCTTCCTGGAGCGTTCTGGGACCTCTGGGGGATAATTGA